ATCACTAATTCTCAGTACAAATTACTGAAGCATTATTCTCGCCCAGGTACATCAATATCTTCAATGATCCGAAGAGCTATTGATGAAATGTTTGAACCAGTAAGGGAACAAGCAATAGAAGATGCAAAGTATGAAAAGTGGGAGAAAGAAACCCTTGCTAATAAAAACGTCATGCCCGAAGCTCCTGAAATGCAGTTATGGGAAGACTTAGAACCCAAAGTACCAACCGCCAATGCAACGTCTTAGTTTTATCAATCTCGAAAGTTACATCTTAGAAAAAGGATTTATAGTTTTAGGCCATTGTTATAAATGCGATAAGGTCAGCTATAGATCAGAAGAAGAAGCCAAAATTATTGCAGCAGAAATGTGCAAGAAAGGAAAAGGCCATTCATACGTTTATGAGTGTCCTAAAGGAAATGGCTGGCATTTAACTTCAATGAAACCTAAAAGTCAGAAAGTAGTTAAGTTAAAAAGAAAACAAAAATCATACAGAAACAAAGAGCGTTTTGGCAGGAGAAATGTTTTATGAGTATTTATTTCAGATCATCAATGGGGATAGATTTCCCTAAAGCTCCATATATAGGTCAAGTTCATTATGACTTTGACCTAAAAAGGACTTTTAGATATGAAGAAAAACCTCCAGAAATGGCATTATGGACATTAGATATGTTTCATTGGGTCGATATAACCGAGAAAGATTTATGAACATTCAGGATAATTGTGCAGATATTCCTAAAAAACCAACGGAAAGTAATTTTGGCCTTTTATTGTCTAAACAATATAGAGCTAAGATAGCTGAAAGATATAATAATTTTTTTTATAAAAAGTTTTTTAAGAAAATACCAAATAAATATGTTTTCAAATTTGATGCTTACTCAGATTTAGCAATCATTCAATATGCTTTAAGTTGTCTTAAAAAAGGAGAGATAAAAGCTAGGCCAGATTTGCCGATAGAAAATATTTATAAATTAAAGGAGAATGTAGATTCTCAACTTAGTGAATATCGTAAACTGACTTTAAATAGTTGGGTTTCAACTACTGAAATGGCAGATTGTCTTGGAGTTACAGAAAAACAACTTTTAGAATGGAGGAAACAAGGTTATCGACCTTTAGATAGTAAGAGAAATAAAAAATTAGCTTTAAGAGAAGGAATGACTTGGAGGTTAAAAAAAGGGCATACTAGAACTTATGAATGGAATTTTACTCGCACAGCTTATTGTGATGATGTTTTTTGGAGCGATAAGGCTTACTTCGATTAAATTTTGCACTTAATAAAATGAAACATTTAATTTAGCCCTAATTTCTGGTAAATAAATATTTAAAAGTAAAAAAAATTCATAACTTTTATTGTAATACGGCAGATTACAGTCATAGTAAGAAAATTTAGTAAAAAATTAGTTGCTATATTAAATTTACATTTAGTTCAATCACTATGATTAATTTAATGAAGCATATATTATTCTACCCAAATGTAGAAAGTATATTGCCTCGATCTTCAACAGAAGAAGCTCTTAAAAGAGTAGAAACGTATTTACCAAAATCTAAATTAAAAAGTTTTGATAATTTAGTTGCAATATTTTGGGAATTTGTAACTGGAGAAATAGTAGAAGAGCATAAATTTAGATATTCTCATATATGGATAGATGCGTTAGTAATACTTGCAATTAGATTTAAACCTTTTTACTTTTATGATGAATAATGACAATCTTGCAATTCAGAAGAAAAACGGATAAAGTTAAGAAAAATCCTTATAGACAAATGACTCTTGCCTTACCAATAGATCAGGATAGGCAAAATTTATTAGCAGGATTACGCCATTCATCATTGGTGCGTGATGATTCAGGTAAGCATAGAGTTTATAGAGATGAAGAAGAAAGAGAATACCATTCAGTAACTTCAATTCTTAAACATACTGCACCTGTTGAACAAAAAGCAGCATTAATGAAATGGGCTAAACGCCCAGGTAATTTAGAGCAAAGAGATATGGCCTGTAGTATTGGTACAGCAGTCCATTCATATTGCGAGAAAATATTAAAAACTGCGTCTATAATGGCAATAAATTCAGCTAACAAAAGGAATGGTTGGAAAACTTATGAAGATGGTTTGGCAAGACCTAGCCAAGCAATTACAACATGGGCATTACAAAACGCCATTCATGGTAAAAATAAAATCCCAGAACAATGGGCGTGTAGTGAGTACACCAGAAATATACAACCTTTTTTAGAAGATATAAAAGCCATTCATCTTAGTGAATTTAATGTGAACCATTCATCAGGATATGCTGGTCAATGTGACGCTTTAATAGATACAGAAAACCCTGACGGCCATTCAGAACTGACGATAGTAGATTTCAAAACATATGGAAAAGATACAGATAAACCAGAAAAATATTTACAAGATCATTTATTGCAGATAGGTGCGTATAACGAAGGGCTATATGAAAAAACAGGAGTTAGAGCAAAAAGAGGATTAATATGTATAATAAGAAAGAACGGATTACAGCTTCGTTGGGTAACAGCTATGGAGTTGATAGGTTGTGGTGCGTTATTTAAGGAAAAGGTAGCAGAGTTTCAAGATATGGTAAAGAACGATCAATTAGTAGCAGCTTAGTAAGGTTTAGAAAAATCTTGATTAGTAATCATAATCCATTGTCCTTTTCCTGTTTTTTTTGAAGGAGCAATATATGTAAAACAATCTTCTGTAGGAGGATAGTAAAAAACTTGTCCATCATAAGGATTTTTAGGAAAGTTAATCCAGTTGTTGTTAGGCATCTTTTTGTTTCTCCAAGTTTTTAAGTCTTTTTTTTAAATAATTTCTTGGCGGTAAATCCATTAAGTACCAACATTGTTTTACGTGTTCTTGGATTGTATATTCTCCTGCTTTGTAATCTTTCATTTGTTGTCTCCTATATCATGTTGTTTTTTAGCGATTTCGCTATTGATAGTCTGGGCTAGGATATATGGTTCGTATTCCAAGTCTAGGTCAAGAGACTCTCTGGCATATTGAAAGTCATCAATATTACCAGAAAGATAGTCCTGATCTAGTGCGGAACGTTTTATTTGATATTCGTAGTATTTACCTTTAGGCATAATTTTTAATACAGGTAATGGTTGATAACATTTTGTATTTCTTCTTCTGTTAGAGGGTGGGTAAGTATTGAATCTCTTGATCTTTCAAGAGCATCATAAAGAATTTTTATCAAGTGACTTTCAGCTTGTAATTCTAATCTTCTTTTTTCAGTCATTTTTTTAACCATTAGTTTTCTCCTGTAGTTTTGAATGTTTACCTTTTTCTATGAACCAATCGTATTTATCTATCATGCCTTTGCAGTTTCTACACATTAAGGCACTCCAACTTAAGTGAAAAATCTTGTCAATGTTTTGACACTCAGGGCATTTGATTAATGCACCTGAGTATCTTTTACATCTTGAGTAACGAGTCATTGGAACGAAAGTCATTTTGTAATCTCCATATAAGGTGAGTCGAAATCGTCATAAAGGTAGGACTCAGCTTCCCACCAATCGACTATGTAATCAGAATCTAAGATAATGAAACAAGGATCAAACAGATCAGGATTCTGTTCCATATAATTGTGATACCACTCTGCAAAGTCTTCATGTAAATCTTCATGTACTTTGTAGTGTTCAGCAATTTCTTTTGCATGAGTTTTACAGCAGTCCTCGAAGTGAGCAGCTTTTGAGATCATGTCTAGCTCTTGCATAACTTGATCTGGTAATGGGTTGTCAATCATAATTCGCTAGCGAAATTCTCAGTTGAAAGTAATTTTTTTAAGATAAGTGTTATTTAATATAGCTCCGATTTTCCTGCGTAACTCATCATCTTTATCAGTTTTAGCTTTGTGATAATCACGAATTAAATCTTGATAAATTTCAGATTTAAGTTCAGATTTCTGCTGTTGAAGAATAGACTCTATAGGTTCTATATCGTACATTTCCTCAACTTTTGTTATCCACTTGTAAACTGTTTTATCGCTTACGCAATAATCAGCAGATAGTTTAGAAGCTATCTTTGTTTTCTTTACATTGGAGCGTAGCATTTCTGCAATCGCTTCAAAGGCTTCATCTCTAGATTCTGTTATGTTCATGTACTCATCTCCTCGAAACGTTTTTGTACTTCTGCAATAACAAAAGGTTCTAACGCATTAGGAAATTCTTCTTTAACTTCTTCGTAAAGATTTTCAAGAATTTCATCATTTACTGGGTGAGACATAAGTTAAACCTCCTTTGGTACGTCATAAAAAGCATCTTCCCACTCTTTTTTTTCTTCGTCAGGTATGCTGTCCCACTTGAGAGAATCTTCATTAAATTCTTCAATTACTTCAATAACTTCAGCATGACCGAAGTTACGATTGATAGCATCATGTCCAAAAGCAAGTTCATAAATTGCTTCGATAAATTGTTTATCGGTATATTCAGGAAATTGTGTATCGGTATATTCCATTTATAGATACCCCACCGCTTCTTCTCCTTCTAATTCGTAAAGCCACGAAACAGATAGATACTTACCATTGCTATAAGATTCTTCATCTCTACATTCGTATTTGGAACGTAAAGCATGAACGATTGGTTCAGGTGGACTCCAAGCGGTGTTAAAAGTTACCTCAAGAAAATCTTCATCATCTTGGGTAATTTCAATGTCACAAGCTCCCCACTTTGTACCCCAATTCTTATTTCTCCAATCGTACCAACGATCATCTTGCCTTCCAGTAGATGCAAACTTAGGACAATCCCAACCTTTTTTATTTGGGTCGGGCTGTACTGGTAATTCTCCGATCTCTCCTCTGGGGTCAGAGAAAGAATAAGGCTTTGCATATTCTTGTGTTAATGGTATAACCTTCCAATCAGGTTCAGGTATTAAAGTATTAAAAGGATTTTCCCCTTCAAATAACTTTTTAACTTCTTGAATTTTTTCAGAGTCATCTCCTCTAACTCTTACTCTGTTATATGTCCAGTTAGGCATTAGTTTTTACCTCCTGTAAGAATTGATGTGATGTTTGAAATTGCATTAAATAAATCTTTTAAGCCATCTCTAAGAGCATGATTTACTTCTCTTTGAGATTCGTTAAGTTGTTGTTGACCTTCAAATGCTTTAAGAGTATAACCAGTAGATTCAGTAATCATTTTGGTTATGTTAGTAATTTTCTTGTCCTGCTCTGTTAGAGCTTCTAAGACTTTTTGAAAGTCTCGATTATTTTGGTTCATAAATTTAGGATAAGTGAACTCTCTTAAATATTAACACACAAATAAGGCCATTGACAAGCCTTTATGGTATTATGGGAATGTCAATACATAAATAATTATGAGTCTCATTAAGTCTTACATACTTTCAATCGAGCAAATGGGCTTTGACCCATATCACTTAAATAAATTATCCTCTGAAGAGTGGGATAACCTATTAACTAAAGCTTTAAAGTCAGATAAAAAGTTATATGAAACTTTAATTCTGACTAGATGTAAATTAAAATTAGAAAAAGGGATTAATTAAAATCCCTCTGGTTTATTTTTAGCGACCCAATTAATAGTTTTTTTCTTGGGTCGTTTTCTTTTGACTTTACTGATAAATCTACCTTTGCCAAGTTTTACATTTTTAGCAAATTCAAAGTCAATGTAGTTGTGATGTTCAGTCATTTACTTAAATCCTTTTTTCTTAGTTTTGTAATACCTAAAGACTAGCTCGAAGCTATGGAGCATTTCGTGTTGGAAGACGCATAGCTGAGTCTCCAAGTTATGCTGTTCGTCAAGTATGTCCTCATATCTCTGAAGAAAATGTGACTTTAATTCAGATATTTGACATAATTTTGATTGGATCGTACTTAGCTCCTCGAATAAATCTTTATCGTTAGTAATTATACGATCAGATAAATTTGACATTTCAGCCAAGTCTTTTTGAGCCTGAATCATTTCAGGATCGGTTGCTTTGTATTCTTTCATAAGTTTAAAAAATAAAGAATAAAAAGTAAAAGGTGAGCTATTGCTCACCAATTACTAAATCTGCTGCTTTACTGGACATAGCTAGTGATTTGAAAAGAATCTTAGGATCGCTCTTCAACATAGGACACCAACTCTCAAGATAAGCAGCGTGGTTCATAGTATCTAAATTAGAAATCTGTAATCTGTTACAAATCAGATAAGCTCCTAATTCAGCAACTAATTCTTCTTGAGCATAAGAAAGATTATTTCGAGATAATCTTCCATCAGCCTTTGTTGAATGAACACATTCGTGGGCAAAGGTGGCTAGATAACTTTCGTCATTCCTGAAGTTGTATCTTTTTGGAATCACAATTTCGTCAGTTGATGGCCTGTAGTAGGCTCTATCTCCACCTTTGATGACTGCTTTGACTTCTTTTTCCCATTGGAATAATCTGTCGTGAGCATCTTTAACTCTTTGGTCAAGTGGGCGAGGTGCAGCAGTTAGAACCGCTTCGTCCGTCAACTGTTCCAATTTCTTTGATGCTTCATCATCAAGTCCACGAATGTCCTGAACGTTGAACACTGGAACGCATTTGTAGCTCATGTATTGAGCTTTCTTTGCATCTCCATTTTCGTCAAGTTCTTTCGTTTCAAATTCTCTCAAAAGTGGTTGGAGAATCCGTGCTGAACGTGACCCTTTCTTAGGTAAACAATTTATGGAACGTGCTTGACCTGCACCTATAAAAAGTGGTAAATGCCAATTTCTAATAGAGCTTTGCAAGCATAAAAGAGCAGGGTTTCCGCCCTGATATTCATGCCCTGTTAATAGGTTTCTAAATCCGCCTTTAACAGTCCATTCTTTTCTCCATAATTTTGTGTTTCCTGATTCAATCGCTTGAATTAGTTCATTCACAATTAATTCTTCAGGTTTGACCTGAGATTTTTTGCCATTCATTCGGCCATTCATAACAGTCATAATTTTTTAGGATAAATGAAAAATTTTTACAGGGAAAAAAGGGGAAATTATTCCCCAATTTTTATAGAAATTTCAGTTGAAGGAGTTTCTCCGAATAGTGGCCGCATAAAGTTTTTAAACTTTTCGGCTTTGTATTCTGCTAAAACTCTAAGCTCATCTTTTTTTAAAATGTCATAGCCTGATAATTCCAACTCATCAAAACACGCTCGGAGCGTGTCTTGATCTGTTGGTTCGTATTTTGAAAAATCAATGTTTTTGAAAAACATTTTTAAATAACCACAAAATAATAGTTTGCATGATCCCAACCCATAGAAACAATTTTCATGTTTGGGTTGTACTCTTTAAGCGGCCAAGACTCGACTAAATTCTGGGCAGCAATAAGAGCATTTTCGGCAGGCTCAAGATCAAAATTCTTATCAGTTGTTTTACTGTATAAGACTTTATCTTCTCTAAGATGAGTAGCTTTGATTCTTGCCTGTCTGTAATCTGTAGCTCCTAAATATTTTGTTTTTATTACAAGACCCCGAAGCGATTCGGGAATCTTGTAATCTAGTTTTTTAATTGTTTTAGTCATACTTGTTAATCTCCTTTGTTTCTGGGTCGTAATTAATTTGTTTTTCTAGCTTTGGGAACAACTCGAAAGTTGCTCCCCAATCGCAGCCAGCGAAATAGATTTCAAATTCTTCTTCAGACATTTAGAAAAGCTCCTAATAATCTGCGAAAAAATGATCTCTTTTTAATTACTTTGAAACTTGCAGGAATCACAATTTGTTGAGCTTCATTTTTAGCAGGTTTTAAAACTGTAAATTTTGGAAGTTCAACAGACTTAACAACCTCAACCCTATGTGTGTATTTGGTGCGAGCATTTAGAACTTCAGCAACTTTAAGGGCTGCTTTCTGGTCGTTTCGTTCGCTTACCAAATTCCACTTTGGTTGAAATCCGTTCTGATAATCTAACCCGTTATATTGGGTTATTGCATAGGCTTGAGCCATGAGAAAAATCCTATTGAATGAAATGGAAATTAAGTAAGAGGTAATACCTTTTACTTGTAGGCTGTCCTATATCGTGAAGTACTGTTTGACGAGTCAGGAAAGACCTGATCTAAGATCTAAGCCCTTGCCGTGTCCTCTGGTCTCGTGAGTGGTACAGCCTAGAAGTAAAAGGAACTTCGCTCGATTTTCTTTATCTTGGAAAACCTTGCCCGAAAAGTAAGTTTCTATTTAATCCCTATTGCACCTGCTCGCCTATGTCTCGAGATCAGTTCTAACAGCGTTTGACGTTTTCTAGGATACTGGCGTCAGGCTCGATAGCTTCAATAAGAATATTTAATTAAATATTAGCTGCATGATGACATCAGCACAAGGCCAATTGTGCAACTATCTGAATTGTCACAATCCCTCCAGAATGGCCTCAGACAGGCGGAAAATCTTAGGATACTATCATACCTGAACAAAATTTTGGCTTCTCTCAGCCGCTTCTAGGCCAGTTTGAGGCCATTTGGGGGGAGGGTTGCAGAAAATTTTTGCCATATCAGGCTCCGAGGAACTTAAATATATATACGATATCTTCGTTACTAATAAGTATGTACTACTTTGTTTCTACTTTTATAGATAGCTCAGGTGCTTGAATATTGACTGTCTCTACTGACTCTCCGATTACCTTGCCTAATGAATCTAATATTTGGGCTGCTGTCTGTAATTGACCTTTTGAAACTGCTTTGTTGAATAATCTAACTCTCATTGCTTGAAGTCTTGGAAGCATATTTTCTCTATCTTTTTCCCAATCTTCATTATTCCATTGCTTTACTCGACTCCAATCGCTCCAGGCTGAAGTTTCTGCAATGCCTTCAATCTTTGCGTGCTCTAAAACAAGCTGTCTTGTTGTTTTCCCTTCGAGTTGACGGGAATACAATCTTTGACTTCTAGCCTGAATATGCTCTTTTGTGTTACAAGCAAACTTAGAACGTCTTTTTCTTTTTTCTTGTTGTTGTTTCTGTTCTTCTGGGATAAAACCAGACATAAACGATTCAGCCACGGACTCAATCAGATAAGGTATTAATTGAATGATAACCTAGAAATATGAATTTAGGCTATAAAAAGGGGGTAATAATTGAAAAATTTGTTATTTTTTAGTGTATGCCTGTAAAAAACGCACCAGAAATCAGTTTAAGATATGCCCAGGGAGAAGTTTTCAACTGCAATAAACGATTTCGTGTCCTTGTAGCTGGTAGAAGATTTGGAAAATCATATTTATCTTGTATTGAATTGATTCGTGGTGCGATAAATAGACCAGGGGAGACATATTTTTATTGTGCACCGACATATCGCATGGCAAAAGACATTGCATGGAAAGAATTGAAGAGATTAGTGCCTAAAATCTGGATAAAAAGCAAAAATGAGACAGATTTAAGAATTGAATTGATTAATGGATCGACAATAGAGCTAAAAGGAACAGAAAATGCGATGGCATTAAGAGGAAGGAGTCTTTCTGGGGTGGTTTTAGACGAAGCAGCATTTATGGATCAAGATGTATGGGCAGAAGTTATCAGACCAGCTTTAGCAGATAAACAGGGGTGGGCGTTGTTTATCAGCACACCTGATGGAACTGCTAGTTGGTTTTATGATATGTGGTGTTTTTGCGGAGAAACTGAAAGAGATGATTGGCAAAGGTGGAGTTTTACTACGATTGAAGGGGGTAATGTAAAGAAAGAGGAAGTTGAGGCAGCTAGGGGTCAACTAGATGCGAGAACATTTAGGCAAGAATTTGAAGCTAGTTTTGAGAATCTTACTGGTTTAGTGGCGATTAGTTTTGATGATGACAATATTTCTAAGGAAGTGCAGGATTTACACATGATGCCCTTATTAATCGGATTGGATTTTAACGTTGACCCTATGGCAGGAATTTGTGCAGTAAAGCATAACGACTGTCTTTATGTGTTTGATGAAATCATGCTGACGGGTGGAGCTACTACATGGGATTTTGCAGAAGAAGTTACAAGGCGATATGGGGTAGATAGAAGAATTATTGCCTGTCCTGACCCTACGGGTAGTGCAAGAAAAACAAGTGGGGTAGGTGTTACAGACCACACGATTCTTAGAAGGTCTGGTTTTACAGTTATGAGTCCAAAGAGTCCCTGGAAGATTAGGGATAAAATAACTTCTGTTAATACTGCTTTGCTTGATGCAAACGGAGATCGGAGAACTTTTATCCACCCAAGATGTAAAGAGTTAATAAAATCGCTCAGAACTCTTACTTACGCTCCAAATACAGGTATGCCAAACAAAAATTTAGGGGTTGACCATGCTTTTGACGCTTTCGGGTATCTATGTTTACAACAATTTAACCTTGCTAAACCAGAGACATTAGGCCAAACTTCGTTTAGAATATATTAAGAACTACCTAATTCTTATCATGTATCATTCTACAA